GTTGTTAACGGAGACCAAGTTCAATTAGAAGGAGATTATATTAATAAGTCTAACTTCATTAGAGTATCTGCTGTTAACTCTCCAACATTAAACTACTTATCTAATGATGGTGTAACAGTTAGAGATGCTTCTTTTCCAAATGCACTACCGGTAGAACAAAAAGGAGGATTCCAAGCAGCTACAGGAGATGTAAAAGGAGGAGCATTACTTTATAATAATATTTCTACTCAAACTCAAGGTTTAGAAGGAGCTAACTACGATGTAGCTATTACATTGCTAAGTAATGCAGATGATTACCAATTCAATGTTATCTCTGCACCTGGTTTAGTTAACGCTTTACATGGTACACAAGTGGATAATCTTATCTCTCTTGTAGAATCTAGAGGAGATAGTATCGCAGTAGTAGATTTAGTAGCTTACGGGTCTACAGTAGCAAATGCAGCAACAGAGGCAGCTGATCAAAACAGCTCATATGCAGCATCTTACTGGCCATGGTTACAAACTCAATCTTCTACAGGTAAAAATGTATGGGTACCAGCTTCAGTTGTTATCCCAGGAATTTACGCTTTCACTGATGGAGCAGCAGCACCATGGTTCGCACCAGCAGGTCTTGTAAGAGGAGGAATCGTTGGAGTAATTCAAGCAGAAAGAAAATTATCTAGAACAGATAGAGATACTTTATATAACTGAAAAGTTAACCCAATCGCTACTTTCCCTGGAACAGGTTTAGCAGTATTTGGACAGAAAACTTTACAAACTAAAGCTTCTGCTTTGGATAGAGTAAACGTTAGAAGATTATTAATCGACCTTAAGAAGTTTATTGGTGATCAAGCTCAAAACTTAGTATTTGAACAAAATACTATTACAACAAGAAATAAATTCTTATCTACAGTTAATCCTTACTTAGAATCAGTAACTCAAAGACAAGGTCTTTACGCTTACAGAGTAGTAATGGATGATACAAACAATACAGCAGACGTTATTGACAGAAACCAATTAGTTGGTCAGATCTTTATACAGCCAGCTAAAACAGCAGAATTTATAGTATTAGACTTCGTAGTAGAACCAACAGGAGCTTCTTTCGCAGGATAATTTTTTAAACGATATTTATAATAAAGCAAATATAACATGGCAGTATTAGATCCAAACGAAATAATGTTCAGAGCATTCGAACCAAAAGTACAAAACAGATTTGTTATGTACATGGACGGTATTCCTTCCTTCTTGGTTAAGAACGTAAAAGCTCCAACATTTACAGATAACGTAGTTAAATTAGACCATATTAACACATACAGAAAGATTAGAGGAAAAAGAGAGTGGGAAGATATGACCATGACACTTTACGATCCAATCACTCCATCAGGGGCACAAGCTGTAATGGAATGGGCACGTCTATCTTACGAATCAGTAACCGGTAGAGCTGGTTATTCAGATTTCTACAAAAAGGACTTAACTTTAAACATTTTAGGTCCTGTAGGAGACATCGTAGGAGAGTGGATTATTAAAGGAGCATTCTTATCTAATGGAGATTTTGGTCAATTTGACTGGGCTTCAGATGAGGTGGTGGACTTAAATATTACAGTAGCAATGGATTACTGTATCTTAAACTACTAAGACAAAACAACATACTTTATAAAGACCCGGATTTGGTCCGGGTTTTTGTTGTTTATAAAATAAAATGTTCTTATATTTATATCTAGAACTAGTTACTATTAAATAAAATTTATGGAATCAAAATTTCAATTACCTACCGAAACGGTAGAATTACCATCTAAGGGTTTGCTTTATCCTGAAGATTCTCCATTAGCTAAAGGTACTATCGAAATGAAGTACATGACTGCTAAAGAGGAAGATATCCTTACTAACCAAAATTATATTAAAGATGGAACTGTATTAGATAAATTATTAGAATCATTAATCATAACTAAATTCAATTATAACGATTTAGTTATTGGTGATAAAAATGCTATTATGATTGCATCTCGTATTTTAGGGTATGGAGC